ACCGGGACATTGTGGACAGCGGAAGGATGCCCAACGGCCTGCCGCTGACAAAGGATCGGATCAAGGAATACAGGAACTGGCGGGATCAGGCACGCCGGGACGCAGGTGCCTATGAACGGCAGTTCAAAAAAAATGTGCGTGAAATTGAGGGTATCAAGAAGAATCTTGAAATGCTGAAACAGGTGGTGTGATCATGGGACTGTACAAGGGTTATGTGGCTACAAAAAACAAAAAGGCTGTGGAATCGTTCAAAGGGCGGAACGATTTCAAAACGCTGGAAGAAGTGCAGGCCCTTCCTGAATATGCCGGTGTGCTGGAAAAAGATACGCTTTTTATAGACATTGACGATCCGGCACAGGCTGAAACCATGATGGACATTGTGGAAGCCCTACAGCTGAATTGTAGGGTGATCTGCACCAGGCGGGGAAAACACTTCAGCTTTAAGAATACGCAGATCCACAGCTGCAAAACAAAGTGTAAATTGGCTATTGGCCTGACTGCTGACATCAAGGTGGCGGCAGCAGGCCAGGCGGCCTATGAAGTGCTGAAAGTAAACGGGGAAGAACGCTTCTGTGAATGGGACATTGAGCCAGGCGCAGCCTATCAGGAAGTGCCGAAGTGGTTTTTTCCTGTGCGCCACAAGATGGACTTCCTGGACATGGAAGCCGGTGACGGGCGGAACCAGGAACTGTTCAACTACATTCTGACGTTGCAAAGTAATGACTTTTCTGTGGAAGAAACACGGGAAACCATACGCCTGATCAATAAGTTTATTCTGAAGGATCCGCTGTCTGATCAGGAAGTGGAAACCATACTGCGGGATGACGCTTTCAAAAAGCCCATTTTCTTCAACGGCCCGAAGTTCCTTTTTGACAGGTTCGCCGCTTATATGAAGAATACCTGTCATGTGGTATCAATCAACGGGAATCTGCACATATACAAGGATGGGGTGTACATTGACGGAAACCGGGCTATTGAAGCAGAAATGATCCGCATCATACCGGAACTATCGGAAGCAAAGCGCCGGGAAGTTTTGAAGTATATGCAGCTTATTTGTGACAAGGTGGAACCGGCAGATGCCCGCTATATAGCGTTCAGAAATGGCATCTATGACGTGGTGGGGGACAGCTTGCAGGAATTTTCCCCGAATATCATTGTGACAAACAAGATCCCCTGGGATTATAACAGTTCAGCGTTCAATGAACTGACAGAAACAACACTGAACAAATTAGCCTGTGGAGATCCGGCCATCCGTGCGCTGCTGGAAGAATGTGTGGGCTATTGTTTCTATAGGGGCGCAGAACTGGGCAAGGCGTTCATTCTGATAGGTGATAAGAACAACGGAAAAAGCACCTTCCTGGACTTGATCAAGGCCGTCCTGGGAGTGGAAAACATTTCTGCCCTTGATCTGAAAGAACTGGGGGACAGGTTCAGCACGTCAATGATGTTTGGCAAGTTGGCAAACATAGGGGACGATATATCAGATGACTTCATGCAGGGGGCGCAGGTGGCGATCTTCAAGAAGATTGTGACCGGGAACCGGATCAAGGCGGAACGCAAGGGGCAGGATCCTTTTGAATTTAACCCCTATGTGAAGCTGCTGTTTTCAGCGAACGACATACCCCGCATGAAGGACAAGACCGGGGCTGTGCTGCGCCGCCTGGTCATTATCCCGTTCAATGCGCAGTTCTCAAATACAGATCCTGACTATGATCCGTTCATTAAGTACAAACTGACGGAACCGGCAGCTATTGAATACCTGATCGCCCTGGGTATGAACGGCCTGCGCCGGGTTTTGGAAAATCAGGACTTTACAAAGTCTGAAAAGGTGGATCGGCAGGTGGAAGAATATGAAGAAGAAAATAACCCCATTGTTGCTTTCCTGAAAGAGTACGGGGAAGAAAGTATTGTGCGGGAACCCGTGGGGGACGTGTACCGGCTATATACAGTATTCTGTTCTGAAAACAATATGCAGCCTATGTCAAACATTGTTTTTTCAAAGCAGATCAACAAGCGGCTGCGCACGGAAGTGGTGGTGCAGAAGATCCGGGGCAAGGCAACAAGGATTTTTATAAAAGTTACACATTAGTTACAGGTGGTTACAGTTTGCGGTTACGGTTGAAAGCCGCATAAAATAAGGCGGTTACAGTTGGTTACAGTTAAAACGCTATTCTTTTATAAAACGGTATTTTTTTATTATATGATGCTTGAAATAATAAAAAAAATATAGGAGTATAAGCGGCAAGTGTAACCGTGTAACCAGATAAACCAGAAAAATATAGAAAATAAAACGGTTTGCGGCGGTTACGGTTCCCGAAAATGACACTGTAACCAAAGTGTAACCGATAAAAGAAAGGGGATAATAATATGGATCCGAATTATGAAGCGGCGGTTGAATATATGGAACGGGCGGAAAAGGTGGAAGCGGAAGTGCAGGACATGATCGAACGCCTTGACTTTTTGCGCAGCAGTGTGACCGGCAGCGCCCTGAATACGGATGCTGACCGGGTGCAGACTTCCCCAAAAGACCGGATGGGCGAAGTATGCGCACAAATCGCTGACCTTGATACCCAGATAAATCAGAAAATTGACCGGCTGGCAGATATACGGGCGGAAACCTATGACACGCTGAAAAGGTATGTGCGTGACGGCCTGGCCCGTGACATCCTGGTGAAAAGGTATCTGTATTTTCACGATCTGCGGGATATATGCAAGCGGAAACGTCTTTCCTACAGGACGGTGTGCCGGGTACATAACAAGGGTTTGTGGCAGCTTTCCCGAAAATTCAAAAAAAGGTCTTGACCTGTCACAGTGATCTGTGATATAGTATAAGCTGATAAATCGTACACAAGATCAGAAAGCAGTGAAAAAGCCTTTGCCCTGTATGGGGCGGGGCTTTTTTGCGTTAGAAGAAAGAGGGTGATCCTTTTGCCGGACGGGAAGGACGATCTGCGGAAAGAAGCCTTTGCCATGTACCGGCAGGGGTTCAAACTGGTGGACATCGGGAAACAGCTTCATGTTCCGGCTGGCACAGTCAGAAGATGGAAGCACACAGACGGCTGGGACGAACCTGCGGCAACGGAAGCAGGGGAAGCGAACGGCGAACGAACGAACGAAGCGAACGCACAAACGAACGCCAGACAGCGAACGCTGGAACGAAGAAGGAAGCGGGTGCGGTCAGATGTCCAGATTATAGCGGAAAATGAGGTTTTGACGGATAAACAGAAGCTGTTTTGTCTGCATTATGTCCGGTGTTTCAATGCTACAAAGGCATACCAGAAAGCCTATGGGTGCGCATATTCCACAGCGGCGGCCCAGGGCTACAGGCTGTTGGAAAATGCAGAAATAAAGGCGGAAATAGGCCGTTTGAAGCAGAACAGGCTGAACCAGGAACTGCTGGATGAATCAGACATCTTCCAGAAGTATATGGATATTGCCTTTTCCGATATAACGGACTTTTTGACGTTCGGCCAGCGTGAAGTTCCTGTGATGGGTGCCTTTGGCCCGGTCACGGTGCAGGATCCAGACACTGGTGAACGCTTGCAGGTCACAAAGGTGATCAATGTGGTGGAGTTCAAGGATTCTGACGAAGTGGACGGCACCCTGATCAGCGAAGTGAAGCAGGGCAAGGACGGGGCCAGCATTAAGCTGATGGACAAAATGAAAGCCCTGGACTGGCTGGCGGAACACATGGATCTGGCTACAGCTGAACAAAAGGCGAAGCTGCACAAGCTGGAAGCGGAAGCAGACCGGATCCGCAGAAGCAGCGCAGACCAGGACGAAGATGAAGGGGTGGTGATAGTCAATGACCTGCCAAAAGACGGTGCGGATCTCTGATATTATTATCCCAAAGTATCACAAGATCTTCAATAACAGGACGGTGAAGCACATTATTCTGACATCCGGGCGTGCCGGTACAAAGTCCAGTTTTGCCGGGGTGCGTGGAATATACCAGCTGACTTCTGATCCAGACGGTTCTGTGGTGGTGCTGCGCAAGCGCCACAATAAGCTGCGCAAAACTGTCTACAAGGAAATGCTGCGGGGGATCAACCGGCTGGGGATAAGCAAGAAAAAGTTCACCATTACAAAGTCCCCGATGGAGATCACCTATAACAAGTACGGCACCACAATGTATTTTGCCGGTTCAGACGGTATTGACGATACCAAAGGTATCATTGACGAGGATAAGCCGATCAAGCTGGTTATACTGGACGAACTGACAGAATTTTTTGACGATGGCGAAGGTGAAGATGAACTGTTGAACATTGAAGCCACTTTTGCCAGGGGTAACAAGGGCGATTTCCAGATGCTGTATTTGTATAACCCGCCCAAAAACCCAAACAGCCCCATTGTGAAGTGGGTGCGGAAGATGGAACAGCGGCCTGACTGCATACACATTCACACGGACTACAGGGATGTGCCTGCTGACTGGCTGGGGCCTGACCTGATACAGTCTGCGCAGGTGTTGGCAAGCATTGATCCCAGACAATACCGCTGGATCTGGCTGGGTGAAAGCATAGGTGTGGATGAAGCGATCTACTATATGTTTTCTGATAAGCACATAGCAGCGCCGGATCCTGATCAGCGTTTTTCCATTATCGGGATCGGCGGTGACTACGGCCAGCAGAACGCAACTACATTCCAGGCCGCAGGGCTTGACCTGGTGAACCGGAAGCTGCGGGGGCTGGGTGAATACTACCACAGCGGCAGGGA